TGCCACGCGGCGTCGCGCCGCCAGGATCGGCCAGGCGGAACGTGCCCCAGGCCCCGCGCAGCGAGGCTAGCGCGGCGATCCATTCCTCGGCGGCGGGACGCTCCATCTCGGCGACGGTGACGTCCGCTTCCCAGCGCGCGCCCTGGTGTCGGACCAGCTGCTGCTGGAAAGTGAACGGCGACGTCGAGACGCCGACGACGTTCGACATGCGAAGCTCGACGCGCGCATAGCCGCCGGATGTCGGGAGGGTGATCGGATAGGAAATGGTCATGATCAGGTCCCCATCGCGGCGGCGAACGATCCGCCGCGCATCCTGGCGTCCGCCACCGCATCGACGGTCTGGCGCTTGATCGCCGGCATGAGCGCGGCGATCTCGGCGCGGACGGTCTGGGCGACGCCGGTCGAAATGTTGATGGTCTGGTGGACCGTCACACCGCCGCCCATCGACACGCCGTTCGGGACGATGGTCCCGGCGCTGTTCGGCACGAACACCTCCGGCCCTTCCTCGCCCACGACAATCGGTCGATTGCCGACCACCGGCCCGCCGTTGGCGAAGCCGGGGAGGCCGAGATCAGTCGGAGACATGGCCCACGATGCAGGAGCAGCGGGAGCGAATAGACCGCCGAAGAAGCTCGACGCCAGACCCGCCAATGGCGCTGTCACCGTCTGCCGCAGGACAAGGCGCCCGATATCCTGAATGATGCCCCCGAGCACGCTGCGGAAGCCCTGGCCCTTCACGATGGCATCTTCAAATGCGCTTTCAAACGTCAAGCCAAGATCGCGCGCGATGTCACGTGTATCGCTGGTCGTGCGATTGAGACGCGACCAGGATTGATCGGCGGCGCGAGCGTATTCCTCATGCGTCAGACGTCCGGTGTTGAGCAGTTCGTTCAGCTGCTCAAGCTCGCGCGCGTAGGCCACCGCAGGGTCAAGCTGCTCGCGCACGCGGCGCGCGTGCTCATCCAGTGCCTGAGCGTGACGATCGACCGAAGTCTTCGCCCGGTCGAGATCATCGGCGGCGCGATTGACGAGCGCCGAGTATCGCTCCTGATCGATTGCACCGGCCTGGAGCGCGAGACCGAGATAGGTCAGTCGGCTTTCGTACTCGCGGGTCGCGCGCGCAGCGGGATCGAGGCTCTCGATCACGGACTGGATGGTGGCTTGCGTCGCGATCTCGGCCGCGCGCGCATCCTCGGCGGATTTCTCCTGCTCCTTGCGCTGCGCGACCAGCAGTTCGCCCGTCGCGATGCTGTAGTCGTAGGCATCATTCGACATCATCGTCGCGATGCGGTTGGACTGTTCAGCTTTGGTCAGTTCTTCAAGCTTCTTGGTCAGCTCGGCGATCTTGTCAGCGGCGCGGCCAGCACCGACAACATTCGCTTCGTTGCCGACGTTCAGTCCGAGTTCCTGTCCACCGCCGCCGTAGGTTTGAACCGGCGCGCCCGCGCGGAGCCGCGCGATCTCCTGCTGAAGATTGGCGATCTGGATATTGGCTCCGAGGCGCGGCGTAGGCGCGGTGGCCCTCTTCGTTTCCTCGTTCAGTCGCTCGATTTCATCGACGAGAAGCTCGATCTCGGACTTCGTCGCCTTCGCCGCATCGCGCGCGACATACATCTGATAGGCCACGCCACCGATAGCCAGAGCCGCGCCAGCGACCGCGCCGAACATGCCGAACATGCCGAGCATCTGCGATCCTTGCTGGACAAACGCCGTCACCGCCGAGCCGCCCGAGGCGACCTGCGAGGCGAAGTCTCCGATCTGATAGCCCGCCTGTTGAGCGACCGCGCCGAAGTTCCGGCCCGATGTTGCAGCCGCCGCAGTCGCCGCCCCCATCGCCGCCGTCGCAGTCGCCGCCGACATGTATCGCTGCTGCGCGAGGCTGATGATCTGCGCGCCGCGCTCCTGCGAGATGCGCCCGCGCTCCATCGCGGAATTGACCCGATCCACGATCTGCTCATAGCGCAGCTGCGAGGCGAAGCCCTTATCGAGCGATGCTTGGAGGCGATCCATGCTGGACGAAGACGAGACCAGCGAGCGGGTCATCTTCTCCTGAGACTGCTCGACCCGGCCGCTGCTCGCGGAGATCTCGGTGTTTGCCCTGTCGATCTCCTGTGCGCCGCGCGTGTATTCGCTCGCGTCGAGGCCAGCGCGAAGGATCGACTCTTTCGGCGCGTTGATCATTTCCGTCCCTCAATCTCGCCGCGCACGGCGAAGAACTCGCGATCCACTCGCATGATCAGTGCCGCCTCGTCAGGCCGCATCTCCGCGCCGGTCAGCCTCGACCATGCGTCGAGATCAGCCCAGGACAGCGGCTCGGCACCGTTGAAGCCGACGCGGCGACCCTGGTGCAGGTCGAGCCACGTTGACCATAGGTGCTCGCCCCACGCGGGCAGTGGTGGCCCGTCTAGGCCCGCAGGGCGGCGTCCTAGCTGCCGCGCGACGCTCTCCAGGTGGTCGCGCTTGCGACCGCCCTTGCGCGGCAAGTCTAGGTCGAAACGGTGACGCGCGAAGGCGATCAGCTCGCCGTCGCGCTCAACCAGTTTCCCAGATCGCCTATATGCTCCTCGACCTGTCGGCGCACCCAAGCGAAGGTCGGATCGCTCATCAGTTCGCGCTTCGCCGCTTCGTCGCACTCGACGTCGAGCGGATCGCCGGCCAGCGAGTACAGCCGCCAGCCGGTGATGAGCGCCACCAGCATCCCGACCTGTTCGGCCTCGATGTCATCGGCGGTCAGCTTCGCCGCGCGACGGTCGAGGCGCGCGATGGCGGATGCGCGACGCTGCGCGCCAGCCTCGCGGCTGTCGAGCGACAGGCAGTCGATGTAGGCGGGATCGCCGTCGCGCGACAGCAGCGGCGGACGACCGGCGACGGGGATCGAGAGATAGCAGCGCGTCGGCTTGTCCACCGACGCGCCGAGACCGGCAAAACGCGACATGCTCAGGCCGCCGTGTCGTGGATGCGAATGGTGGTCGTGTCGCGGCCCGCCGCGCTGCCGGTGTAGCGCAGCGCTTGGAACGGCAGCGAGATCGTCTGACCGTTCGCGCCACTCAACGGCATGTCCGCGCCGCCGAGCTTGACGCGCGGGAGGTAGATGCAGATGGCATCGGCGTTCGCCGCCGAGCCGCTATCGACGCGCACGATCAGCTGAAGCTCGCTCTCATTGAGGAAGGCGTTGAAGAGGGCGAAATCTTCCACGAACGCCGACACCGTGCCGGTGACGTTCGCGCGGCCGAGGAAGATCTCGGGCGCGATGTTTTGATTGATGACCGCTTGCATCTCGGCTTCGAGATCGAGCGCGATGTCGATGCCGGTGACGATGCCGAGCGGCGACGAGCCCGCGTCCGGCGACAGGATCAGACCGTTGGCCGAGGCGCATGCCGAGGACGTCGTCGCGGCGGTCGGCGCGGTGAAGTAGGGCGCGCTGCCCGCCGAGAGCGAGACCGCGTTGCGCCCCATGAACGGGATCTCCACAGTCGAGAGGCCGGTGGCCGGGAGCGACAGCGAATAGCCGGACACGCGGCATTCCGTGAAGAGGCGCGACAGATCCAAGTCCTCGCGATACTCCTCGATGCCGAACTTGCGCGCCGTGAAGCCGCTGGCAGGGACGATGGTGGTCTTGCCGGGACGCGACACGGTGAAGCTGGTGTCGGCCACCGCGTCAGTGGTCGGCGCGGGGCTGACGGTGACGGTGCGGTTCGACGTTCCGCCGAAGCTGCGGATCACGAAATTGCGGTCGTTGTTCGCCGTCGCGGCGAGCGTGCCGAAGCGGATGATATCGCCGACGCGCAACCCCGAGGTCACCGGGTCGCCAGCAGTGAAGACGAAGGCCGAGGTTGAGTTGTCGCTGGTGACGCTGGTGAATTGCGTATTCGACAGCGACAGCGACGACACCGCTGAGTCGCGGTGCGCGGCGACGAGAAGCTCAAACTGCGTACCCGGCGACAGCTCGCCCGAGATCGAGCCCTCGACGCGCCGCAGCCCGTGGCGGAAATCGGTGATCTGCCGGTCGGTGCGGATCTCCTCGGACTGGTAGGAATCCTTGACCAGGTTCAGCGACGACGAGACCCGCCGCAGCACCTGACCGCCAGACGTGCCGGGGTCGGTCGCGGTATCCGGCTCGCTGTTGGCCGTGATCGACCCGCTGCTGTAAGCCTTGTAGACGATGCGCGACTGCACGCCTTCGGAAATTGGCATCTCGGGTCTCCTTACCCTTGGAACCTGTATTGAAACGGGATCGACGCGCCGCGACTATACCACGCGCCGTTCGAGCGTGTTGTGTCGTCGATGCCGACGATAGGTCCGACAAAAGTCAGATTGCCCGCGCGCCGCGCGCGGAGCGCCACGACGGCGGCATCGAGGAGATCGAGGGTGACGTCCTCGCCGATGCCGACCTCAGAGAACACGCGCACCGCGACCGCGCCGAACCAGAGCCGCTCGTTGGCAAGCGACCCGCCGCCGAACGCGCGCATCTCCTCGCGACTGAACTCGGCGTGCAGGTGCAGCCAGTGCTGCACCTCGCCCGGGGTCGGCGTGTCGGGGTGGTCGTTCTGATGCCAGATGACGCGATAGGTCTCGCCGTGCGGCCAGCGCGCGTCCCAGACTGCTTTGATCTCGGTGCGGATGGTTGTCCTGAGGCTCATGCCCGGTACTCATACGTCCAGGGCATCATCGTGCCGCGCACGAACCACGCGCCGTCCTCGGTCGCGCTGTCAAAGATCTCGGTCGAGCCCTCGATGAACGACAGCCCGGCCTCGCGGCGCGAGCGGTAGACACCGACCGCGTCATCGAGAAGGTCGAGCGCGGCGTCGTCGCCATAGCCTGTCTCCGCGATGACACGGATCTCGACCGTCCCGCGCCACTCGCGGTCAGATGCCTCGCGACCGCCGGCATAGGCGCGAATGTCCTCGCCGTCGAAGTCGATCATCACATGCACCCACGCACGCGCCTCGCCGGGCTCTGGGACGCTCTCGTTGTCGTTCTGCTGCCAGAGTACCCGGTAACTGGTTCCATGCGGCCAGCGGGCATCCCAGGCGGTCCTGATGGCATCGCGGATGACGCGCAGCGTGCCGGGAGGCGCGATAAGCTGGATGCGCGGCGGAATGCCGCCGATGGCGATGGCCGCAGCGGCGACCTCGATGGCCTTGCCCGCCGCGAGTGTCGGAGACGCGGCGGTGAGCGTGATGGTGGCGGCAGGGACCGCGATGGACTTGCCCGCCGCCAGCTGCGGCGCAAGCGCCGCGAGAACCTGAGCCGAGGCGACCGGGACGGCGATGGATTTGCCCGCGCTGATCGACGGCGCTTCGCCACCGAGGAGGATGGTGGCGGTCGGCGGCGCGATGCTGGCCCCTGTTGACGCCTGGATCGTCGGTGGCGCGGCAGAGAGCGTGATGGTGGCCGAGGGTGCCGCGACGGACTTACCCGCTGCCAGCGACGGAGAAAACGCGGTCAGCGTGATCGTGGCGGCAGGAACCGTGACGGCATCGCCGACCGAGACGGTCGGGGCAGATGCCGACAGCGCGATGGTCGCCGCCGGAACCGCGACACGCTTGCCCGCGCTGATCGACGGAGCGCTGCCCGCGAGGCTGATCGTCGCGGCCGGGATGGCGACGCTCTTGCCGGTCCGGATCGCCGGAACCTCGCCGCCCATGAGGATGGCAGCGACGGGAACGACAATGCGCTTGCCCGCCGAGATTGCTGGAGCGTTGCCCGCGAGGCTGATCGCGGCAGCAGGAATGACGACGCTCTTGCCCGTTGCGAGGCTCGGCGCGCTGGCCGCGAGCGAGATGGTCGCCGCCGGAACGACGATGGACGGCCCCGTCGCGGCCTGGATGGTCGGCGCAAGGCCCGCGAGCGTGATTGTCGCGGCGGGAGCGTCGATGCGTTTTCCAGCGCTGACCACCGGAGCGGTGGAGGCGAGCGTGATAGTCGCGGCCGGGACGGCGACGCTCTTGCCCGCCGCGAGGCTCGGAGCATTCGCAGCGACGATGATCGTCGCGGCGGGAGCATCGATCCGCTTGCCCGCGCTGACCACCGGAGCGGTCGATGCGAGCGTGATCGTCGCGGCGGGGACTGTGATACTCTTGCCCGCCGCGATGCTCGGTGCATTCGCGGCGACGATGATCGTCGCGGCGGGAGAGGTGACCGTGGCTCCTGCCGCCGCCACGCCGTAGAGATTGGCGAAGAGGAACAGCAGCCCTTGGATGGGCGTGAAGGTCTGGATCGCGCTAGGCGCGATGCCCGCGACGGTGATCGTCGCGGCAGGAACATTGATCGTCGTGGCTGGCGTCGCGCCAGCACCAGACGCGCCGAGCGGTGTCGATGCTAGCGGCGCGGATCCGAGCATCGCTTACTCGGTCGGTTCTTCGTCAACAGCCGGTGGCGCGGGCGGGATCTCGACTTCGCGCCAGGTCTGCCGCATCGCGCCCTCGCGCATCTCGGGCTCGGCCTCGACCAGCATCATGCCGGGAGCAGGACGCCAGCGCGGCGTCGGCAGAACGAGCGGAATGCCCGCGCGCTTCAATGCCTCGATGTTCGCGCCTTCGGGGATCGAGCCGTCAGGATTGAGGAGAAACTGCTTCACGCCCACGATATGACCCTCACCCACCCGTCGCCGCCGTTGCCGCCCGCGCCGCTCGCGAAGCCGTTATCGCTCGCTGCGCCGCCGCCGCCGCCAGAGCCATATGCTCCGTTGCCGCCAGCGCCGGTCGCTTGGCCGGTGGCGTAAGAACCGCCCCCCGCTCCCGCAGTCACGACCAAGTCAAAAATTGTTGTGCTTGAAGAATTTGAGCCATTCCCACCAGATGTTCCACCTGATGCGCCCACAATGTCGGCTGACAATAGACCGTTTTGAGCCGTGGTTGGAGCTACGATAGAGCCTCCACTTCCACCTGCTGTCGAAAGTGTAACTGTTGCGGCCTGTCCGCCACCAGCACCGCCACCAGTAGATGACAGAGTTGTCGATTGAGCGCCGCTCGATCCTGTGCCCGTCCCTCCATTGGCGCCGGACAAGCCGGTGTTTGAAATAAATGAGGTCGAGCCTCTTGTTTGCCCACCCCCGGTTGAACTGGTTTGTCCACCAGACCCGCCATTCCCTAAACCAGATGAAAAGTGAGAGAATGTTGATGCCGTGCCAGATGATGCACTATTTCCATTTGATGAGTCAGACGTTTGACTTGTTCCGCCCGCTCCGCCAGCCCCGACTACGACTGTTTCTGTGGATGAAAAATATGACGCAGGAGCAATAAAAGACAAAATACCAGAAGAAGCTCCCCCTCCGCCGCCGGTTCTGCCCGACGTCGTCGCATACCGCGCCCCCGACCCACCACCACCCCCGCCACCAATGAGGATGATCTTCACCATCTTGGCCCAGGACGGCTTCGTCCATGTGGTCGATCCCGCCGTCGTGTAGGTGTCAATCTTGACCTGTGCGACATCCTCGGCGGCAGCGGTGATCAGCACCGTGGCCGAGCCGGACAGGCTGATGGCGGTGTCGCTGTTGCTGCTCTCCAGCACCGTGCGCGAGAGGGTCGTGCCGGACGCGGTGTAGGTGCCCTGGCCGACCTCCCACGCGGTGCCGTCCTCGATGACGTAGCGGACCACGTCACCGTTCGCGACGCCAGCATCCGCAAACGACTGAAATCCCGCCGCCGCCGAGCCGAGCGTGATCGTGCCCGTGCCGGTGGTGGCCGTGGACATCTTCGCGCGGTTCGCGAGCTTGAGCATGTGCCTCAGATCCCCCGCAGCGCCGCCAGCGTGGCCTCGGTCTCGGCGATCTCGGTGTCCAGTTGGGCGATGCGGACGACATCCCCAAGCGTTACCGCCGATGTGCGTTGCGCCGTCAGGTTTGCCAGCCGTGCGATGGCGAGGGCGATCAGATCGGAAATGGTCATGATCAGATCACCATCTGCCGCAGGTGGACCGCAGACGTGTTCAGCACGATGTGCATGTAGTCGATCTCGGTCGCGCCGTCCCTGAAGGTCACGTCAAACGCTGTATCGCCGAGTACCGCGCTGCCGTTCGGGTAGAGCATCGTCGTCCAGCCGTCCATCGAGGCTTGCGCGATATCGAAGCGGAACCAGCGACCAGAGATGTCTTTCTGAGCGTAGATCGCGTCTTTGCTGTAGATCCACTTCGTTCCCGTCGTGAACGTCTCGACGGCTGGCGAATACGTCAGCGCCGCCCAGCTGTTCGCCGCAATGTCGTAGCGGTCGAGCAGCGCGCCCGCGCCGCCACGGAACGAGTAGATGTAGCGACCGTTGAGGATCGCGTTCTCGTTGTTCCAGTCCGATGCCGACACGCTATGCACCCAACTCCCCGACACCGCAGCACCCGGAGCGCCGCCACGCGCCACGCTGGGAGAGAGCGTGGACCAGGTGTTGGCGCTTATCGAGTAGCGGTACATCGTCACGGCGTTGTTGCCGAGCGCGTAGATGAAATCGTCGTTGCCTTCGAGACTGTACTGCGAGGTCGCATCCGGCGTCGTTGTCCAGGCACTCGAAACGGTGATGACTGTTCCCGTGTTGCTTGCCACCGTGCGGATCTGTCCCGCCCCTGTTCCAGCGCTGATGCGGATCTGAGCATTTGTCCATTGGTTCGTTGTCCACGACTTGGCCGAGTTCGTCAACGTCGTGGATGCACCAGCGGTCGCCGTGCCGGTGGCGAAGCTTTTGAATCCGAGATCAAGCCACGCGGGCGTCGAGATGAGCCGACCGTCCGTGCCCCATGACGCCGGAAGGCCGGTGTTGACCAACGTGACCCAGGTATTCGTCGCGAAGTCGTATCGCTTGAAAGAGCCGCTCGCGAGCGTGCCCGCACCCAGAACGAAGAAGACCGGCGTCTTCAATCGATACTGCGAGGTGTTGTCGAAAGCGGTCGCCTCGGCATCCGTGAACGTGATGACAGCGTTTGCGCCGATGGTATTCGACGCAATCGTCTTCAGCTTGCCCGCGTTGGTACCGCCGACGAAGAACACGCTGTAGCCGCGCAGATCGCGCGCGAGCGTCTGGTTCGTCGTGATGGTCGTCGTGCTGCCCGCTGTCGCAGTCAGAAACGACGCGCCAGCGGTCGCGCCGGTTGAGAACGACCCGGCGACACCGCACGCGCCCGCGCCGAACGTGCCCGCAAGAGCAGGCGACGGGAGGTTGACCCAGCCATCCTCGCTCGGGTTGTACATCTGCGCGACGGTGTTGCTTGAGATCAGCATCTGCTGTTGCCGGTAATGCCGCGACGAGACGATGAAATGCGCCGCTGCCGTCGCCTGGGGCGCGGCGGTCACCATCTCCCAACGCTTGAGATCGAGGATCTTCCGGTTGCCGTTTGTGGTGGTCATCAGGTCACCGAGATGTTGCGTCGGAGATTGTCGGCGGAAATCCGCATGAGCGCCGGGATCTGATCCTGCGCGTTGAAGCCGCCCATCTGCGTCTGGTTACTCAGCGTGGACAACGCGTTCAGCGTCTGGTTGGACGCGATGCTGACCGTCGCCAACAAGCTCGCGGCGGTCGCTTGCACGACCTCGGCGCGCAAACGCCCCGTCGCAGGATCGACCGTCACCAGGCCGATGGTGCGGGTCAGCGTGTTCACCGCCATCCGCATCGCCTCGATGGCCTCGACCAGTTCGCCGTACGCCGCGATGGGCAGCGGATTGGAAACGCTCGTATCCGTCGCGCTGCCGTCCGCGCCGTGCGAGACCTTGACGCGCTGGTATAGCACGCCGCCGATGTCGTCGGCGGCGGCTATCGCGCCCGAACCCGGGGTGATGGCGACGTTGTCGGCCATATCAGGCCACCGTGAAGCTGAAGATGCCGTTGGCGTCCCAGATGATCTTGAAGTCGGTGCCAGCGCCGGCGCTCTGCGAGCCGTCGAAGTCGATGAACGCGAGCGGCGGATCGTTCGCGTCGGTGTCGTTATAGATGACCCCGTATGAAGCGGTGATCGAGCCGCCGGAAGCCGTCAGCGTGACGTCGTCGGCGTCGAAGCGCGCGTCGTTCGTGGTCACGGTCGTTACGGCGACGTTCGCGAGCGAAGGACCGCCAGCGTTGTACCCGGTTCCTGTCGTGGCCTCGGTGCCACCGACACCCGCGAGCGTCGTGTGCGTCGCGTTGAACGTCGCGGCGGTGAACAGCTTCACCTTGTAGGTGTCTCCCGGCACGTTGGAGCCCTCAGCGAAGAGCTTGGCCGTGTGGTTGTATAGGCTGATTGTGACTGCCATCTGAGAGGCTCCTAGAGCTTGGAAACACGGACGCCGGGATAGGAGATCTCCGATCCGGCCTGACGGTCGCGGCGCTTGCCCTGCGCGCGTCGTAGACGATAAGCACCCGACAGGGTGACGAAGGTATGCCGGACCAGCGCAACGTTGCTGAAGCGCGCCTTCGCGGCCTTCGCGACGCTGTCCACGTAGCGATAGCGGCTGTCGTCCACGATGAATGGCGAGCCGGATCGCGTCTTCCCGACCTCCAGCCGCCGCGCGTATGGCTGCGTATTCGCGACGACGAAGGACTGCGTGTCGTGGGTGATCGCCGAGACCTGAGCTTCGGCACCATCGACCAGCAGGATGAACGAGCGCGCGTAGACACCTGTCGGACCGCGCACCGCGCCGCGCTCCAGCGTGTC